TAATAATCAAGCCTATAGTTTATTACAATCTAACGATTGGATGGTAGTTAAAGCTACTGAAACAGGTGGATCAGTTGAAAGTGATTGGACTACTTATAGGGCAGGAGTTAGAACAGCAGCCAATAGCATGAAAACAAAAATTAACGCAGTATCAGATGTAGATGCACTCGCAGCATTATATGTCTATAACGATGCAACGCCACCAGTAAGACCATTAGGAGAGTTTCCTGATGCACCAACAAGTTAATTTATAGGAGTAAATTATGGATATATTAATCCCACTTGTAATTATTTTGACAATTTTAGGTTTTTCTGTTAAGAAATTTAAACCTTTATGGTGGTCAAAAATTACATCTTTTTTTAAAAAATAAATAATAAAAATATTCATGCGTGATATAATTCATGCATGAATATTGATTTTAAAAAATACTTCTTTGTATTCTTATCTGTTATTTCAGTAGACATCTTTGCCGACCAAACAGGAAACTGCACAGCAGGTTCACAATACTGTGAACAGAATAGTTTAGACACAACCAACACTACAACTACAACAAACACCAACACAAACACCAATACAAACAATAATACAAACACCAACACCAATACAAATACAAACACAAATGTTAATACCAACACTAGTACAAACACCAACACAAACACCAACACAAACAATAATACAAATGTAAACACAAACAATAATACAAATGTTAGTACTTCAACAGCGACGAGTAATAACAATAACACTAACGTCAACACTTCAACATCTACATCTAACTCTACTGTAAATTCCACAGTAAATCAAAATGTAAATAATACAACCAATTCTACAAGTAGTAACACTAACACCAACAACAACACCAACGTTAATCAGTCCACATCAGAGTCTAATGTTACCACAGATAACACTAATACCAATAATAATAACAGTAAGTCCGATAACACTAATAAAAATTACAATGAATCAAATAGTACTCAAACAATTAACCAAAACGTAAAAAGTGAAGCTCCTCCTGCAAGTGCTATCGCACCATCTATAATGTCTTATTCACAGGACTTATGTACAGTAGGTAGATCAGGTGCATTTCAAGGACAGGTGTTTGGTTTTTCGGGTGGTAAAACAGTTAAAGATGAGAATTGTGAAAGACTAAAACTATCGAAGTATTTATACGATACAGGTATGAAAGTAGCCTCAGTATCTATTCTTTGCCAAGATCCTAGAGTTTTTAATGCTATGGAAATGGCAGGTACACCTTGTCCATACAAAGGTAAGATTGGTAAACAGGCAACAGTTGCTTGGGAAGAAAATAAACAAGACAGACCAGACTATAAAGTTTGGTATAAAGAAAAAGTAAAGCGGTGCAAGGAAGTTTGGCACAATTCCACCCAGCATAAAAAAGAATGTATCGCTGGCTTAAAATAGTATGTTGTTTATTACTTACCAGTAATCTATCAGCTCAGTACATATACGAGGCTAATCAGTCTTTAATTGATTTAACAGGTGAATCAGGCACAACCAATTTAAACGCAGCAGACGATCAAGTTTCCTCTGTATTTAATCTAGGGTTTACTTTTGATTTCTATGGTCAGCCCTTTACACAAGGCAGAATGGCTACTAATGGTTGCCTTCACTTTAAAACCACTGGTGCATACTGTTCAGACTACAGACCTGACCCCTTAACAAATCAATACACTTACACACTATTACCTTTTTGGACTGACCTCATAAGAGATAATGGCTCTAAGATGTTAGCTAAAAGTTTTAGCGATAAAACTGTTTTTGGTTGGTATAACCTGCGTGAATACAACAGAAGCAATACTGATAATAGTTTTGAAGTTATACTTTGGACTAACGATACTTTTGAATTTAGATATGGCGCATTAAATATTATTAATCACGATGTATTAATCGGTGAGATAGGAAACGGTAGCTCTGAAGTCTATCAATATTTATTTCATGATGAATGTAACGTTGGCTCTACTAACTCTAGTTCTTGTGTAAATACAAACTGGAACAACACATCTTCTAATACTTTACTAGAGAGCGGTGGTTCTTTGTATGGAGTAGGAACTGGTAATAGCGTAGATTGCAGTGATCCTTTGAATAACTCAGGTTGTTCAGGATATGCAGCAGCATATTTAACACAGCAATGTAATATCACTCAGCTTTATAGTGAATCATGTCCTAGTTATTGGGAAGCCTATGATGACCAACAATGTGATGAAGATCCACAATATGCACCTTTTTGTGCAGGTTATAGACAAGAAGAATCGGTAGCTTTCTTTGATGAACAAAGTGTTGACTATGGTTTTATAGACGAACAAGAACAGTTTGCTTCAGGTATTTTTACAGAGGATCAACATCACGATAACTTAGATTTTGAAGATGCAGTAGAAATTATAGAAATACACGAAGAAGAAATGTTTCTGCCTTTTGAAGAGTTTGGCGATAACCCCAATGATTATTTTGAAGACCCATTTATAGAAGAATTTATTGTTTTTTACGAGCCTGAACCACTACCTTTTATTGATGATTTTATGCCTAGAACAGATGATCCTTTTCATCAAGATGAAGTATTAATAGATGAATTTATATTTCAAGAAACGTTTCTAATAGAGGATTATAGCGAGCCTGAAACATTTATTGAATTTAATAGTGTAGAAGAACTGGAGGAATGGTTTGAAGAAGAAACTAATGAACGTTTTGAAGAACGAATTGAAGAAGAACTTGCTGATCTTGATGAACCAGAAGAAGAATTTATTGAGGAAATTTTCGAGGAAGAAGTTGTAGAAGAAGTATTTGAAGAAATAGAAGAAATGCGTGAAGAATTTGAAGAAGAAAGGTTAGCAGATATAGAAGAAGAACAACGAGAAGAAACGATAGAAGAAGCGGAACTAGTGGAAAAAGAAATATCGAGTGGTAAAAGTTCTATTAGCAGATCGGTTGCCTTAAAGGTTGTTTCTTCTACTATTGCTACTGCTAATCAAAGTATGAGTGGTACAACAGCTGGTAATTCAACACACTCGGGATCTGGTAGCTCTTCATACTCTACAGGCAGTAGTGTTGTTGGGAATTCGATTAATGCTTCTTCTAATGCAGGCGTTAGCGTAAGTAGTTCTCCTAGTATGTCAGATCAATTTGCTTCTTCTACAGCACAAAACAATCAGGTACTTTCTATGAGCGTAGACAGTACCACCACAGGCTCTTCTTTTTCTACAACAACAACTTTTGAAGTCACAACCGATGTAGGAACAGCTAATACACAAACACAAAATGTAACAACAGAAATACAAACTGCTTTAAATGACAGCAACACGAGTTCTGATGCGGATAAAATAGCAGATCAAATACTAGCAGCAAATATAAAAGAACAACAAAAAGAGATACAAGAAGAACAGGAAAATACTGGAGAGTATGGGGATGAATCCACTTTAGTAGCTCTTATAGGTTTTGTACCTGATTTCGATCAGTACCGAACAGTTTATATACCAGATCAAAAAAAGTGGTATCCAGATCAAGTAATATATAATACAATATTAAATGACAATACAGAAGCATTCTATAGTTTAGCAGGAGAAAGTCTTAAAACTCTTGCACGGCTAAAAGAAATGCAACCTAATTTATAGGAGAATTTATGAATTGGTTTGAAAATAAAACAACTCAACTTATCGCTTTAGCTGGTATAGTAACAACTCTGGCTGGTTTTGGTTACACTGGAGCAACTTATGTCAATAGAGTAGAGAATTTAGAAGCTCAAATAGGTGGCATAGGAGATACAGAACAAGCCCAAAAACTTATAGAAGAACGCTTTGCCTCTATTGAAACATCAGTGCAATTTTTGGAAAAAGAAATAGATAATATTGAAGTACCTGATGTAACTGAAATTAAAACAGATATAGCTACCATTAAAGCTGATTTAGAATCTTTAGAAAAAGAGGTTGGTAAATTAGAAAATAGCAATCCATTAGCAGGAGGATAAAATGAAATTTGGTTTAATAAAAAATGTAGTGGGAGCTTTAGCCCCAACTCTTGGTTCGGCTTTAGGTGGTCCACTAGGTGGACAAGCTGCATCTGTTATAGCAGGGGTTTTAGGCTGTAACGCAGATCCAAAATCTATTGACAACGCAATACAGTCAGCAACTCCAGAACAAATGCTTGAGCTTAAAAAAGCAGAACAAAATTTCGAGTTACAGATGAAAGAGCTTGATGTAGATGTTTTTAAACTAGAGGTTGAAGATAAACAAGATGCACGCACTAGATTTAGTAAAGATTGGACTACAAGAACTTTAGGGTTTATTACTATTTCTGGGTTTATGGGCTACATATTTTTAGTAACTTTACAGCCACCAGAACAAAATAGCGAAGCTCTTATCAACCTTGTTTTAGGTTATTTAGGTGGACTAGCTAGTGCTGTTATTTCTTTCTATTTTGGTGCTTCACACACACCAGAAAACAAAGATGGGAACTAGAAAAACAGCACACGATGTAGCCGCAGATCTTCGTACACACGAGGCGAAATGTGAGGAAAGATGGAAAACTATTTTTGCAGAAACAGAAGAAATAAAAGCACAGATAAACGACCTCAACGGAACTTTAAAAATGGCGATGTTCGGAACATTCGGTTTTATGGCGACACTATTGCTAGCATCTTTAACTGGAATCGTAGCGGTTTAATGCATATTTCAGACGGTGGGTATGAACTCATAAAATCTTTTGAAGGTTGCGAACTTGAAGCCTATAAATGTGCAGCAGGTGTTTGGACTATAGGTTATGGATATACTAAAGACGTACAAGAAGGAGATAAATGGACTAAAGAAAAAGCAGAGTTTATGTTATGGCGAGAACTAGAAGAAGAGTATGAACACTATGTTAACTCATTAGTAAAAGTGCCACTTAACCAGTGTCAATTCGATGCTCTTTGTTCTTGGGTTTACAATTTAGGTCCAGCTAATTTAAAAAAATCTAGTTTGCTTAGAGTTTTAAACGAAGGAAAATATAACGAAGTTCCCGCTCAAATAAAAAGATGGAACAAGGCAGGCGGAAAAGTTTTAGATGGTTTAATAAGAAGAAGAGAAGCGGAAGCAGAAATGTTCGAGGGTAAAAATGCCACTTAGTAAATTTGTATTTAGACCTGGGATCATGCGGGAAGGCACTGACTACGATAATGAAGGTGGTTGGTTTGATGGTAATTTAGTTCGTTTTAAAGCAGGTCGGGCAGAAAAAATTGGCGGATGGCGAAAAGATTCTGATAATAGTTTTTTAGGTACTTGTAGAGAACTTTCTAGTTGGGTAGCTTTAGATGGTACAAAATATTTAGGTGTTGGTACTCATAAGAAGTACTACATACAAGAAGGAGATGTTTATTACGATGTTACGCCTATAAGAAAAACCAGCACTAACTCTATCACTTTTTCAGCAACAAACGGTTCTTCAACTATCACAGCTACAGATAATTCCCATGGGGCAGTTGTTGGGGATTTTGTAACCCTTTCTGGAGCAGCAACTTTAGGTGGACTTATCACAGCAACAGTCTTAAATCAAGAGTATGAAATTACATCTGTTCCTACTGCCAATACCTACACCTTCACAGCTAAAGACACTGACGGAAACACAGTCACAGCTAATTCTAGCGATAGTGGTAATGGTGGTTCTGGTGTTGACGGTTCTTATCAGATCAATATTGGTTTAGATGTATATGTTCAATCAACAGGATGGGGATCTGGTCTTTGGGGCGCAGGAACTTGGGGATCGGCTACTGCTTTAAGTTTCACTAATCAATTGAGACTTTGGTCCGCAGATAATTTTGGTGAAGATTTAGTTACTTGTGGTCGTAATGGTGGTATTTTTTATTGGGACGTGAGTGCTAAAACTTTAGGCACAGATAGAGCAGTTGCTTTATCTAGTATAAGTGGAGCAAATCAAGTTCCCACAGTTGGTCTTCAAGCTATAGTTTCTGAAAAAGATAGACATTTAATTATATTAGGAGCCGATCCTCTTAGTGGGACAACTAGAACAGGTACCATTGATCCTATGCTTATAGCTTTTAGTGATCAAGAAAATGCAGCAGAATTTGAACCCTTAACAACAAACACAGCAGGAAGTTTAAGACTTTCAGAAGGAAGTAGTATAGTTGGTTCGGTTAAAGCTAGGCAAGAAATACTTGTTTGGACAGACACTGCTCTATACTCTATGCAGTTTATTGGACCACCTTTTACTTTTGGGATAAATTTAATTAATAATAACACAGGATTAATAGCTCCTAATGCAGCAGTTACTTCTCCTTCTGGTGTTTATTGGATGGGCTATGATAGTTTTTATGTGTATACTGGTAGTGTGCAAAAACTTCCATGTACCGTACTGAGTTATGTTTTTGATAATTTAAACGCAGGACAAAGCTATAAAATTGTAGCTTTTACAAATAATAAATTTAATGAAGTGGGTTGGTTTTATGTTTCTGCAGACGCTACTGAAATAGACAAATATGTAACTTACAATTACGCAGAAAAGTCTTGGGCTTATGGTGAATTAAGTAGAACAGCATGGTTAGATTCTGGTACTGTTAATTATCCACGAGCCACAAGCAGTAATTATCTATACGAACACGAGTTTGGTTATGACGCTGACGGTAGCCCAATGACTGGTGTATTCATAGAAAGTTCAGATTTTGATATTGGTGATGGTGAAGAATTTGCATTTATTTCTCGTATTATCCCAGATCTTAGATTTACTAGTAACAGTGATGGCGGAGCAGTTAATATGGTATTAAAAACTAGGAACACTCCAGGTGAATCTTTGTCAACCTCTAGCACTAATGTTATAACTAGTAGTACTGCCCAAAGTTTTGTGAGAGCCAGAGCACGACAAGCAGCAGTTAGAGTAGAGTCTGACGACGATGCTTCCAATGATGGAAATTCAAGTGTGGGATGGAGATTAGGAGCTACAAGACTAGATGTAAGACCTGACGGTAGAAGATGAGCAAACTACTACCCACTCGTCTACCTTTAAGTAATGAACGTGATGTATCCTCTGATACTTATAACAGGTTGGTCAGAGTTTTAGAAATAAACTTAGCTGAAGTAGATCCTGAAAACACTCGTCAAATAACCACCGCAGAAAGAGATACTTTAAACTTTAATGTAGGAAGTATTATATGGAATACCGATATTGGTGTTCTTCAAGTTTTTAAAGGATTGTATTGGGAAGATATTAGTACCCCCATTAATCCACAAGGTTTTGAAGCTAAGTCGTCTGTTGGATCTGTTACCGTTCAAGAAGGAGTAAGTTCAGCAAAATCCACGTCGATAAAAATAGGTTCATCGATTAGTGGTTGGGGAGTAGAAACTTATTATACTTAAACGATGCTCTTTTTGTGGGAAACTCAAAGCTATTAACAAGTTTGATTTTTCTCGTACTAGGAGTTATTGTCAAAAGTGTAAACAAGAAAAAAGGATACGCAGTATAAACTCTAGTCCTAAGACCTATATCGGTAATTTAGTAACGCAATTAAGATATAGTCGTAAAAAACAAGGGTATAAATGGAAACTTAAACCAGATCAAATATGTGATCTATATGAAAAACAAAACGGTAAGTGTGCTCTTTCTGGAGTCGAAATGACTCATTTTAGAACACATGACGAAAAAGGAGATACAAATATCTCTATAGACCGCATAGATCCAGAAGGTCTATACGTCATAAGCAATATACAACTGGTTTGTAAAAGAGTAAACTATATGAAGCACAATAAAAATCAAAAAACCTTTCTTAATTGGGTAGGTTTGATATACAATAATAGTAGTAATGAGTGATCCTAGAACAGAAGAATTCGACTATAGAGGTATGTTCTGGGATGATGTTAATAAAACATACTATAGATGGCATGACCTGAGACTCTTGATGCAAGAACGAGAATTAAAAAAGAAACAAGCCAAGGAAGACTAAATGGGTTTAAAAAAATTCTTTAAGAAAAACTTACGAGATATCGCTACTGTTATAGGGTTTGTAGTCGGTGGACCAGGAGGTTCCGCAGCAGCAGGTGCTGCGATAGGACAAGGAGTAGGTTCATTAGCTGAAGGCAGAAGTTTAAAAGACTCGGTGGTGAGTTCTGCTAAAGTTTACGGTGGTGCTAATATTGCTGTAGGTGCTGGATTACAAGGTGGTGGCGGTCGTATAGGTTTTGGTCCTGCTGCACCAGGAACACCTGGGACTATTGGTGGAGTTTTTCAAGACATAGGTGCAGGTGGTCGTAATTTAATAAGCGGTACTATTAATCCTGCTACTGGTAAACCGTTCACTTTAGCAGAAACGTTTGGTAAAAATAGTGCTTTACAAACTGGTTTTGGTAAACTTGGCTTTATGGGTAAAGCAGGAGTAGCAGGAATAGGGTTAGCAGGACTAGGAGCTTTTGATCCTATGGATCAAGGTAACGCACAAATGCCAGCAGCAACAAATCCATACCTTACCAGAGGTTTAACACCAGCTACATTAAGTAACGCATACAGTACAGCAGGCATACCTGTAGGACTACCTGGAGGTGGCAATGCATTAGCTTCTAGTTTTGCTGGGTATGACCCTATTAACCAAGCCTATGCTGGTTTATTAGATCAAGGTTACGGTGATATTGCTTTTCCTGAGTTTCAACAACAGCCTATAGGAGCTAAGTTTGGGGGCGGAATAGCTAAGTTAATGGACGGTGGTTCTATGCCACAAATGGATTTAAGAGAACACGGTGGTAATATACATGACCCAGAAGGTTCTGGTGACGAAGACACAGTACCTGCATTATTAGCAGACGGTGAGTTCGTAATGACCAAACAAGCTGTAAAGGGCATGGGCAACGGCAACCACGATCAAGGTATAGCGATGTTATACGCTATGATGAATAATAATGAAAACAAAGCTCAACGCATGGGCATAGGAAGAGCATAATGGCTACAGAGACATCTTACACAAGACAGGAAAGTTTACCACCAGCATATCTACAACAGTTTTTCGCTGGTGTGCCAGGAGCCAATGTTCCTGGTGTACTGCCTTTAATGAATCAAGACTTAGTTAATAAGTTACAAAGCATGGGACAACCTGGAGGCTCACCGTTCAATTACACAGACCCACGTATAGCTGGGTTTAGTGACGCAGAAAGATTAGGGTTTGAAAACGCAGCACAAGGTATAGGTAGTTATCAGCCATATTTTAGAAGAGGTGAACAACTAGCCGAGCAAGGTGTCTCAGACGTAAGACGAGCCAGTGACATTGGTACTCAATACATGCAACAAGCTGGTCAAGAAGGAGCAGGTGCGGTAAGAGAAGCAGCAGGAATGTTAAGAGGTCTACCTGGACAATTTCAAACTGCTCAAGGTTTAGGTTTAGGAGCTATAGGTCAATACGATCCTAGTGGTGCTCAAGGTTTTTATAATCCTTACGAAGACGCAGTAGTAAACCAAACTCTACAAGATATAGACAGGCAGTTTGGTATAGCTTCTATTGGAGATAGAGCTAATCAAGTGGCTAGTGGTGCTTTTGGTGGTAGTAGGGGTAGACTAAGTCAAGGTGATATAGCACGACAATTTGGTCGTGGTGCAACTGAAGCTATTGGTAATATACGTGCTGGTGGTTATAGCCAAGCTCAACAACAAAGTCAGTTAGCATTTGAACAAGATAAAGCCAGACAACTTCAAAATGCACAGTTATATGGTAATTTAGCTGGTCAACAAGGCAACGTCGCTGGAGGACTTGGAGCGTTAGGAACAGGGTTAAGTAATATTTATGGTGGAGTAGGGCGAGATATAGCTACTACAGGGCTAGGGTTAGGTCAGTTTGGCTCTAACGTAGGTGGTCAGTTAGCTGGTTTCGGTCAAGGTTTATCTGGGTTACAAGGGCAAGACACAAATACTTTATTAGGTATCGGCGGTATGCAACGTGGATTAGACCAAGCCAACCTAGATATGAACTATCAAAACTTTGTAGGTCAATACAACTTACCTACTCAGCTCTTTAGTCAGTTTGGTCAGACTGCTGCAGGGTTCGCCCCAGCGTTAGGTGGAACTAACTTGACTCAAGCTAGTACAAGTAGACCTAGTAATTCATTAATGCAAGGGATAGGTACAGCAGCAGCAATTTATGGTGCTACTAGACCAACATAGGATAAAGCATGGCAATAAACACACAAGACTTGTTTAATCAACAAAAAGCTATGGACATGCTCGACCGTAATATTCCTATGGAAACTATTATAAAAGAGACTGGTATACCTAGAGAGCGTGTAACTGCTATGCTACAAAATCAAGGTTTAGAGTCAAGTTTTAGAGCGAGTGATGCACCAACTGTTATCAACGCAGGAAGACAACTATCTCAAACTATGCCTAGTGGTATACCGAGTGTACCTATGGATGAAGAAATGGGGGCGTTAGTAGGTCAGGATGTAGCCGACTATTTAGTTGAAGATGTGGGTGCAGATCCAAGTAATCCAGGTGAAATACAACCCATATTAAACAAAAGACAAGAGACAGGGCAAATTGATGCTGCTGAAATGTTAGCTTCTGGTAATGTAGCAGATGTAAAAAACATTATAAAAACTAAAGGTGAAATACTAGCGTCAGATCCTACAGATTTTGATATGGATCAAATTTACGAAGCAGCAGACATATTACACGGCAAACTAAAATACCCAGACGACTTACCAGAGCCAGACAAAGGTCTGCCGTGGTTAATGTTAGGTAGTGCTTTAATTAAATCTGGTACTGAAGGAGAGGATTGGGGCACAGCATTGAGTGAAAGTGCTTTAGCTTATTTTACAGCTAAAAAATCTGGTGAGTTAAATTATAAAAAAGAATTACGAGCTGAGGAGATAGCAAAATATCAAGACTACAATAACTTAGTAATGCAGTTCGGTATGTTAGATTATAAAAATAAAGCAGCAATTAATAAAGCGTTAAGAGATCAAAGTTTAG